CCCACACCTCTTACTCTCTTAGCGAGGTGAATCACTTTTGATATTGTTTGTTGGCTCTCCACGTAGCGTTGCCGGCTGCATAGTACTTCCACGGTCTTTACCGTCTCTTTACTTGCAGACTCCAACCGGTAATCGTGATGTTGTCGTAGGACCATTTTGGATCGCTTGCCCTCCACCTGATGGTGTGTGGTACAATGCTAACCAATTCGGTTTTGATTTAATTCAATACGACATCGACTTCTTCGATAAGGACAGAAGTCGAGGAGTATATCACAGTGCATTGCACTCTAAAAGTGAAGGTGTCATCTTTCCGATGTGCACTTTCACTTCAGGGTGCCCCAATTTTGGCCCAATAACGCCTGGTCTTAATGTTTGGAGGGACGGTACAACTACCGCCCCTATCTTTACATCTAGATCTTTGCCTACGGGTCAGTACGTTCCTCGATTTCTTGAGCAAAGCCCAGTCATCGGGGAACCTATTTTGGAATGCAGTGATGTGATGGTGAATGTCCGTACAGGACCTCCACCGCCACCTCAGTGGTGGTTAGACCCCTGGAATACAAACGGCGTGTTTGTTTTCAATAGTGACCGTATGGCCATTCTTGATCAAAATCGTGTCGTCAAATTCGGGACGTCTGAGTTCCACTCTGTGAATGGCTCACAACCGATATACAACGGTGGAGCTTTCGGCGCTCCGTATTGCAGACTGAGGATGGATTGGAAATCCACTATTCAGTTTCTGCGTATTCGGAATACCGGTAGTTCCACACTGCAGGTAGAATGCTCAACAAGGTATCAGTACGGAATAAATGAGGCTTCAGCAGCCTTATCTAATTACGATCAGACATTTGTTGAGATACTACCTCTGTCAGTTGTATCTGGCAACCCTTCGCAGCTCTCTCGTATTCCTCCCCGAGAAGCGGCTCGTAAGTATTATACAACGTATGAATCGTTGATAAGACCCGAGATCGTTCGAGATAGGATACGTGTCCGTACTCAGGCCCTCATAAACATTGAGGATACCTTTGATATGAACAATATTGAGAACTTCGTCCAGTTGCCCGGGCTCGC